CGCTGTTATCTAAAACAGCGAACCTACAATCCTCATCAACTTCTTCGGGTAAGTCATTTAGACTAAACGCTTCATCTCTTAATGTTAATATTTGCATCTTAATATTTCACCTTGTCAATTGTAAATGGATATTTGGCCTCTTTATAAAACTTTTTACGTTCGGTCAAATGTCTCTTAGCATATTTCGTGCTGGCTGTTAAGTCCCAGATTTGTACGAAGTCTTTGTCTTCTGCTTTCCTAATGCCTCGTCCAATACTTTGTATAACCCTAACAAAGCTCTTTCCGGGTTCCAAAAGAACCAGATTAAAAATCCTAGGGATATTAATACCCACAGCGGCCACACCATAAGTCGCCACAATAATCTTGTTATCACTCGTTTTAACTTCGTCATATTCTTCTTTCCTGTCTTTGGTTTTTACGCTTCCATTGATGAACACGCAGTCATCAATTTTAGAATTTAAAAAGTTTCCTGATTCAATTCTATCTACTAGAACTAATGTGTTCCCAGATTCAGAAATTGTCTTCACAATACTAGTAATATAGGTCATTCTATCAGAATCAGTTACAAGATATTTTAATTCTTCAGCATAATTTCCAAATTCTTTCCATTCTTGTGTCTGTATAATATTAACATGACAATTTGCTAAATGCCCTGCTTCTTGCAGTTCATGTGCTGCCAGTTGTCCGACTACTGGACCCAAACTTGCTTTTATGCCCTCAAATTCATAATCAGCTTTTGGTATAGTTCCGGTCAATCCCCAACGTATAGGGCAATGTGCAAATGCACCTGTTAACAAATTCTTTAAAACATCTGCCTTAGCCATGTGTACTTCATCTACTATAATACAACTGACTCCGTCAATAAATTCTATTAGTTTCATAGCATCATCATTAGACTTGCCAGTTTTTTCTAAAATATTCAAACTTTGCCAAGTACAAATAGTGTGCGTCTTATTCAAATCTTTTCTGTCACCGTAATAAACACCAACGTCTAGGCCTACATTAACATAATCTTCTTCGGTTTGTTCTACGAGACTTTTATTTGGAACTATGACCATAGTTCTTCCATATTTTTCACAGAGATGACTTAATGTAGCTGTCATAATAGTCTTACCTGCACCTGTAGCAAGTTCTTGTATACTCTGTGGATTTTCTAAAAATCTATTGATTGCATCTGGTTGATAATCTCTAAGTATAATTGGTTGACCTTCTTTAGGATGGCCTTTTGGCCATGTTTTTCCTTGATCTGCCCAGTAATTTTCATCTACCTTATCAAACTCTAAAGCATTATGTATTCGTAAATCTTCTAACTGAATATCATAACCGTCACTCTCTAAAATAGGTAGCACTCTATCTAGCATACTAAGGTATGTGGTGCCACCGAGACCAAAAAAACTAACAGTTCCATCCCACCTACCTAATTTAAATGCAGGCATATGTCTTGCATAGGGTAATTCATATTTGAATTTAGAAACTAGTTTTTTTCTAGTATCTAAATCAAGATTCTCTATTTTAACATTGACCTCGTCTTTCAAAATTATTTTACAATTCGACAATTTTTTCTCCGAAAGATTGATCAGTATAAACAAAGTTTATAGTACAATTTTTGAAGCAAGACATAACTGTATAATGGGTTGATATCAATTTATTAATAAAAACACATATGTCTGGCTTTTTATTGTGTTTAACTAGACTTTTTGGAAATTTAGAACTTAAAAGGAACCATTCAACATTGGGATCATTGGCTTCTTTGTTTAATTTGTTTTCTTTAATAATACTATTAAATGTCTTCGCTGAATCATCTAATGAATTATTTTTTCTAAAATATGCGCCAATTTTATTAGATAAATCATCTATCTTTTTAAATTCTGAGACCCAAGAATAGAAATGCTCTTCGTCACAGGAATCATCAAAAAAGAATGCAACATTTAATTCTGTTTTTATTAAAAAAGTTATAATATCTTCTTTAGAAAATTTTCGACTGTTAACATGAAAGTTGTTACAATCAGTATTTTGGAAGACAGCCATCATAGGATCTATTGTTACTAGATTCTTAATATCAGTTAGGACTTCTTCATCGTAAGTATTAACACCGCATTTTAAAGAATGCATCAGAACAGTTTCCAGATTTTGATCTTCAATCGTATTGTTGCAATTTATAACCTTATAATAATTACTTTCTTTAACTATCATAGGAATATGATTTTCTAAATTATTTTCTATCTCATCAAATTGAGACAAGAGATCATTCACTTCATCGGATATTTGAAATCCTTTTTTTACTAATTCTAATCTAACAAACTTCAAACTTTCTTCATTGAGATCTAACCCCCAATATTTTTCTTCGGCGTTCCACTGTGGTTTTATAAAACTAGATTTTACAGTTAATTCTCTAATTTGATTTACAATGTCTTGGTCAAACGGAAATTTAACAACAATAGATTCTTTAGAAATTGAAACGGACTTTTGATTGTCCACATATCTAAAAGGATATTTGAATTTGGGAGATTCAATATCCGAAAGAACATCTGAATACCCTAATTTTAAAAATTGATTTTGATATTTCTTGACAAGTCTGACTGCAATGATTGATTGTTTTTCAGTCAAAGCCTTACCCATCATAACTTGATAACCTAAGCTATAACAAATATTATGATCGTGGCTGCTCGGTTTTATATGAGCAGAAAATAACATCAAATAATCTTCAATATTCATTTTAATATTGTAAACGAATAATTGAAGAAAGTCAAATATTTTCTATAGTTTCAATGTTAATGGCATTTTTGATAGTGTGTGCATCAATACTATCAACATAAAAAATGTTTAATTTTTGGGCTTCCGGCGAAGCGCAATCAAAATACCAAATATCATGTTTAATAAAATGAACTATCGATCCTAAATTTTTATGAGCCCTGACACTGAAAAACAGATCTATATCTAACTTTGGTACATAATTACTAGGGACATAAAGAGCTTGGCCATAAAATTTACTTAGAGCAGGAATATAAAATTTTAAAGTTTCTTTAGTTACATTCTTAGATAATTCTTTTTTCTTTAAATCATCGACAGTGATAACTTCAAATAAAAGTCTTTCCTCACTTTTTCTTTGTAGTCTATCCTTACACTCGTCTACTGAACCACCAACATCGCCTATATAAATTTTTCTAGTCATAGTGTCACATCTTCCATACCGGCAGTTCTAAGTTTTATAATATTGCTCATCTGCCACTGTTTAATATCTAATGACTTAATAATACCAAGCCATTTGTTTCTGATTAATGCAAATTCATTAATCAACTTTTCAAAATCAACAACATCTGCTTCGCCATCGACATACTTTTCTACATCTCTACTTGACAACGCCCGCTGATAATTTTCTAAATATTTTTTAAATGTTTTACTTCTAAGTCGTCGTAGTTCTATATTGAGATATTCTAAAATTGCCTCTATCTCTTGAAGTTGATTGAATCTATGTTCTACTATGCCTGGAAGGGAAGAGGAGAGTCTCTCAATGTTGCCATTGATTTTACATTCTCTCCTAGCTTCCTCTAATTCTACGTAATAGTATTCCAGACATGCAGGTAATTCGGATATATCCTTACTTACCTTGTTGTACCACATCAATATTCCTCATCGTCAAGGTCAATTTCTTCTTCATCCTCATAGCCATCTAATTCCTTTAACATCGATTTGATAGCGTCATCGAGGGTTGAATCCATACCAATTAAACCATTTAAAACATCTTCGTCAACATCGTGATCTACTAAGAAATCAACAAAATGATTTGCCGCAGTTTCTAAATTTTTTGTCGGGATATATTCTTTAAACAAATCCCATGTTTCGATAATGAGTTGTTCATCCATGATAGTTATGCTTCCTCTGTTTGTTCATCAGCAACGTACTGTGTGTTAACTGAATTATTATAGTTAGCCATAATTACATCTAAACCGTTCTTTTCGTTTCTTTCCCATGCTTTTCTGAATTGTTTGATTATTTCACCATCAGGAGTAATATAAGAAAGTGAATTACCGTCTTTCTTTAATAGTCCTTTAGATTCAAACATATCAACTAATCCACTATAAGGGTTCATACCAGTCTCATAAGGAATTTTAACTTGTACACTTTCAAAGGGTTTAGCATAACGAGTTTTCATAACCTTACAAGCTGCACGTATTCCACGCACTTCTGTAATTTTATTACCATCGTCATCTTCTTTAAGTTTGAGCTTTTTCATAGCAACAACAATACTTGACGCATAGATAAACCCTTGACCACCTGAGATCTTATCGTCCGGATCAAACATGTCTTGACTTGCATATGTGTGATTAGTTGCTATTAGTCCAACATTATGACTACCAAACATATTAACACAATTACGAACCAACGCCGTAAGAGCTTTAGGCTTTCTACC